CTCCGCAGGCCGGACTGATGACCGCTTCCGCTGGCTACAACTTCGTGTGGACCGGCGTCGGTGGCGGCCTCGGCACCAGCACGGCGGTGAGCCGCTTCCGGATGGACCACCTCCGTTCGGACCGTCTGGAGATTGAGTCCGCGTGGGACTTCAAGGTCGTCGGTTCGCCGCTCGGCTACTTCTTCAGCAACGCGGTCGCCTGACCTAGCAACTGAACTACCGGCTGAGGTCGGGATCGGGTCCACCACGGTCCCGGTCCCGACCTTCGTCATTCACGGAGACAACCAATGGCTCAAGGCAACCGCATAACGAACGACATCGGACTTGTCGGGGAACTTGAGACCCGCAAGGTTCGGTTCGATGTCAACAACGCTCAGCCGATCAACGCTGTCGGCCAGATGGCGTGGGACGACACCTACGAAACTGTCCACCTTTACCTGTCGAACGGCACGAACGTCCCGGTGGAGGCGCACATCGGGCAGGAGGTCTACTACTACGTCAAGGCTGACGCGACGATCACTCGAGGGCAGGTGCTGTACGCGTACGGTACGGAGGGTGCGTCTGGACACATTCTGGTTCGCCCTTTCCTTGCCGACGGGACGTACGACTCTAAGCGGGTCCTGGGCTTGGCCTGTAAGGACGCTGTCGCAGGCGACTTCTTCCACGTTCTCCATTTCGGCAAACTGATGTCTATTAACACGAGTGGCTACACCGCTGGCGACATTCTGTTTGCCTCCTCCTCGTCGGCTGGGGCGTTGACCGCCACAGCTCCAGCTGCGCCGAACAACATTGTGACTGTTGCGCTGGTGCTCAACTCGAAGAACAACGGGACGCTCGTTGTCCGTCCGACCTGGGGAGCGAAACTGACCGAGACGGAGGATGTGTTTGTTGAGAACCTCGCAGACGGCGACTTACTCCAATGGCACGCCGCCACGAACCGCTGGATCAACGTCATCGGCGGGACGTTCGGGCTACAGGGAACTGAGTCGGAGACATACGATGGGAGCATTCAGTGACTTGGACTTACTCTGGTGACCCGTCCAGTACGGCGAGGGACGCCATCCGGTTCCTGGTTGGGGACACCGACACCACCGACCAGCTGCTCTCCGACGAGGAGATTGCGTGGGTCAACACAGAGGCGTCTGGTTCTGCGACGTCGACCGATTCGCTGTACGACGCCGCCTACCGCTGCTGTTTGACTATTGCGTCGAAGTTGGCGAGAGAGGCCGACAAACAGATCGGCGACCTCTCTGTCAAAATGAGTCAGCGAGCTGTCGCCTACCGAGAGCAGGCCGAAACACTCGAGAAGTTGGTGTCTCGGGAGGGTGGTGTCCCAATCCCGTACGCTGGCGGTATCACAATCTCCGACAAGGAGATCGACGAGGACAACTCCGACATCTACCGGACTTGGTTTGCGTCTGGGCAGTTTGAGAACCTCCGGGACGGAGGCCGGTCGCAGACGATCCGCGGAATCGAATACTTCGGTCCTGGAGCCGACTGACCATGCCTGCGTCGACAGCGTTCCTGACGGCCCTGAAGCCGCTCGCCTCTCGCTCAGTCAACATTCGTGTCCTGTCGGCGCTCAACAACTACGGAGAGGCCACCTACTCGGGAGCCGCCACCTCATACGCCGCATACATTCAGAAAGTCACGAAAGACAGCGCCAGCCTCGAACGCAACGAGAAAGTTGTCGAGTACAAGGCGTACATTCCCAGCTCGACGCTGTCAGTGAGCTTGTCAGACGAGATTGAGTTCCCGGACGGCACAATCCGACCGATCATTGAGATCGACGAGCGCTGGGACGAGCAGGGCAAACAGTTCGTCGTTGTTTCTCTCGGAGCTGACTGATGGCTGAGTCAATCCGGATGGACGGGCTGAAGCAGCTCAAGGAGAACTTACGAGCCACCGGGAACGAGATGACCGACGCGTTCTCAAAGGCGATCTTTGAGCTGGTCAACGAGATCGCCAAAGAGTCGTCCCGGCTCGTCCCGGTCGATACCGGGAATCTGCGGTCCTCCAGGACAGTGGAGTTCAATCGTTCGCCAGACGGCACGCAGGTCAACGCCGAGATCGCCTACGGAGGCTCAGCCGCGCCGTACGCTGTTGTTCAGCACGAACGCCTGGACTACTGGCATCCACCGCGACCTCCCGGCAAATCGGTTGTTGGAGGCAGGCAGGGAACCGGCCCGGTCGCACCAGGAGAGGGCCGAGGCCCGAAATACCTGGAGTTCCCGTTCATGGAACTAATGTCCCGCCAGCCAGCCGACCTCGTTGAGCGCGTCAGGCGCAACGTCGTATACCGGCGAGGAGCTCGCTGATGGCGCTACTCGAGGACATCGGCACTTACCTGGCGGCAGACGTCGGCTCGTTGACGCTCGGCACCAACTTGTTCCTCGGGCGAATGCCTGACACCCCGGACACCTGCGTCGCTGTCTACGAATACGGAGGCGAGGTCCCAGTCGCAACAATGAACGGAGGCGCAGTCCCGCTCGTCGAACAGCCAAGAATCCAGGTTGTCACCCGGGCGTTAGGGTATTCGTCAGCCCGGACTCTCGCGACCAGCATTTGGGCGTCCCTAGAGGTTCTCGTCAACTACGACTCGTTGACGTCCGGCCTGCGCTACCACCGGGTTGGGGCGCTCCAGTCTCCGTTCGCACTCGAGCGCGACACAGCTGACCGCATTCTCATTGCGCAGAACTTCAGGGTTCAGAAGGCAACATGACCAGCCTGGACCCATACGCCGAACTGGTTTCGGTCCCGGAACAGTCCAGGAAAACCCGGTCGAAGGTGAGGTGCGCTAACTGTTCCAAACTTCTCGCAGAGCTCGTGACGAGTCCGTGGCTTATCCGCTGTCCACGCTGTAAAGCGGACAACCAGTCGTCGCACCCTGTTGAGGGGTGGTCGGTGGCAGCGACTGAATGAACCGACGAAAGTTTGTCGCCGCCACCGACCAGACTCAGGTGTCGTCAGGCCAGTCCTGACTGATACCAGGAACTGCGCCCAACGCAACCGCGCACTGTTCCCAGGTGTCAGCGAGCTCGGTGAGCCGACTGATCTCTCGAGCTGCTTCTTCCAGCAACTCAGGAACGCCGGGTTCGCTGACTCGGTTGCGAGCCGCGTGAAGCCTATTTGCCAGACTGTCGGTCATGGTGTCACCTAGCGCAAGTATACACAGGTAGGGGTGCTAGGACCGTACTTCGCTCGGTTCGACCCACAGACCTTTGGGCCACGAATCGTGGCTGGTTTGCCTGTAGGCGATGTGAACGGTGCCGTCGTCGTATGTTTCGATGAGCAGTTCGCCAGGTGGCAGGCGGTTGTCTACGAGACAGCACCGCACTTTCGTTACTTGTGGTTTGATCACCCTGTTTCCTCCAGTCGTTGTTTGTTTTGTCGAGCTTGTTCTCGTCTGCGCCTGCCCTCATTCCGGTGGGCGAGACGGCAGTCGTCGCAGATCGGCAGACCGAGCCGTCGGTGCTGCTGATAGCCACGGTCGGTGCCGTGGAGGATCGTGTCGTAGGAGTGCGCTCCGACCGCACGGTCCATCGGCTCCAACGGGAGCAGAGGCCCGTCCCATTGGCAGAGTTCGTCCCACTCGTTCAACGGAACCAAGTCGTCCCGGCCAGCCCTCCAGAGATGGCGCAGAGCCGTGCTGTGCCGTATCGCCTGAGCCTTTTCAATCCACGGGTTGAACGGGCCGTACGGCGGTTCAGGTGGGAACACGACCTCGTCGTCGTCAGTCATGCGTCCCGTGACAGCCCAGCGAGTGAGGACCGTCGCCCAAACACGACAGCCTGATTCGACAGACACAGTGCTGAACGACGCAACTCGGGCAGGCAGGCACTCGAGCGATGGAGGCGAGGCGCTCCGTCGTCAGTCGTAACTGTTCTGCCAGGGTGCGACCGTCGTCGGTGACGTCGATCACCCAGTCGCCGCTCACCCATGTGAACTTGACGTACTGGTGCTGCTCGAGTGTGTTCAGCGCCTCGCTGTGACCGGCTCCGCGTTCTGCGAGCTCGCTCCGGTATGACGCCCGATTCGCTACATAAGCCAGAACCTGGCGCTGTAGAGACGTCGGTTTGTATTCGGTTGCCATGTAATCACCTCCAGTAGTGTGGCTCTCCAACATTAGCGGACGGCTGTCCTACAATGAGCCGGTCTGGAGGCCGTCTACTCTGTCGGTGTAGTGCGCTCGTCGCCGCAGGTGTCCTCTGTGACCGTTTGTCGCTCACCGCTGACTCCTGCGCCATTGACCAAAGGGGATCGGATGAAGTTTCGGGTGACAGGCGGACCAGAAGGAGACCGAGGCATCAGCGTCGGTACTCGCCGCTACGAACCCGGCGACGTCCTGGACATGCCTCAGCAGAAAGCGAAGTGGCTTGTCGATAAGGGTCTCCTAGAGCCGAACAGCTCGTCGCGCTATTCACCCGAACCTGCTGACGACACCGCTGAGGACGAAGTCAGCAACTACGAGAACGCTGTCGAGGACTCGACGGCTGAGGAGATCGACTGATGCCTACCTTCGTTCATGGTAAAGGAACCGAGGTTCTCCTCGACGAGTTCGACTTGTCGTCCTACTTCAACTCGGTTGACACCTCTCGCACAACCGACACCGCTGAGACGACAGCGTTCGGCTCCAGCGCTAAGTCGTACATTGTCGGCCTGACCGACGGCACGCTGTCCCTCTCCGGGATGTTCGCCCAGGACACAGACGGCTCCGACGAGGAACTGTCAGCGATTCTTGGTGCTGCGACAACTCCGGTTGTCACGGTCAACCTCAGCGCAGGCACCATCGGAAATCGTGCGGTGCTTGCGAAGGCCCACCAGACCTCTTATTCGATTTCGTCGCCGGTAGCGGACATTGTGACCGTTACCGCCGACTTCAACGCCTCCACCGACGGCACCGCCAACCTGACGTATTCCATCCAGTCCGGTGTCCAGTTGACCACGGGCGCGTCGATTGCGTTCGGCTCGCTCGGCGACTTGGCTTCGAGCGACAACGCCGCCTCGAGTGCGAACGGCGGTATGGCGAACCTCCACGTTGTGGCCAACACCCTTGACGCCGCAGTCACGATCAAGGTCCAGGACTCTGCGGACGACGCCACGTTCGCTGATTTGATCTCGTTCACTTCCGTCTCCTCCGGGACTAAGACGGTCGAACAGAAGGCGGTCACCGGCACGGTCGACCGTTACCTGCGGGCAACCGCATCCAGCGCCGCTACCAGCGGAGCGATCACCTTCCACGTAGCGTTCGCCCGCTACTAATCCCACAGGAGAAACACAGAAATGCCTACCTTCGTTCACGGCAAGTCCACACACTTTGAGATCGACGACACCGGCGGCACGAGCCGCGACATCAGCGACACGCTGACCTCGGTCGACTTCCCGGAGACCATCGACACCGCCGAGACCACGGCGTTCGGTTCGACGTCCAAGTCGTACATCGTCGGCCTCCGCGACGCCACCCTCTCCGTGTCCGGTATCTGGGACGCCACCGTCGACGGATACTTCATCGGCACGGAGCCTGCCAGCCGGACGTTCATCTACGGTCCCGCTGGCGACACCGGCGGCAACGTTAAATACACGGGTGAGGCGATCCTGACGTCGTTCTCCATTTCCAACCCGGTCGGCGACGTCGTCACATACTCCGCTGACTTCCAGGTCACTGGGGACGTCACCCGCACCACGTTCTGATCTAACCCAACAACTGAAGGAGAGTGACCAGAGTGTCCATCAAAGACAAGATCAGGCAAGCAGGCGACCTAGAGCGTGAGGTCGTCGACATCCCCGAATGGGGCGTCAAGGTTGAGGTGCGTTCTCTGTCGGCACGGCAACGTGCGACGATGGCGAACTACACCGAACTCGAGGACCAGTCGAACGGTGATCGGCAGGAGGCGCTGTGGGGCTTTCTGCTGACGGCGTGCGTGTTCGACCCTGAGACCGGCGACCCTGTGTTCGACGACGACGACCTTGACTGGTTGTTCACCGACAAGTCGTTCGCTGTCATCGACAAGTTGACGACGAAGTGCCTGACGGTTTCCTCAGTCCTCAAGGACTCGGTTGACCAGGCGGGAAAATCCTCCTCGGTTACCCAGACCGAAACGGAGTAGCCCATCCAGAACGCCGCTTCTACTTCCAGCTGGCTCGTGAGTTGAAAATGACGGTCGCAGAGTTGAGCGACCGGATGACAAGCGCAGAGCTGGTGGAGTGGATGGCGCTCTACAAAATCGAAGCGTCCGAACGAGACCACAACCGGCAGGTAGCGGAACAGCGAAGTAAAAGGAAACGGTAGACAGAAATGGCAGACGCAGTTGTCGGGCGCATCAAGGCCGTCGTTACTGCTGACGCTACTGGTCTGACTACCGGCTTGGACCGGGCGTCCAAGAAACTGGACAACTTCGGAGACAAGGCACTCCGAGCAGGGCGCACCCTGACGACCCGGCTGACGTTGCCGATGGTGGCTGTCGGCACGGCGGCAGTCAAAACGGCGACCGAGTTTGAGTCGTCGATGACCAAAATCACGGCACTCGTCGGTGTTGCCCGTGACGAAGTGGACCGGATGGCTGTCACCGTCCGGAGCATGGCGACCCAGTTCGGCAAGTCAGCGAACGAAGCCGCAGACGCGCTGTTCTACATCACCTCAGCAGGTCTGCGCGGAGCCACGGCGACCGACACCCTGGCGGCGTCGCTGAAGGCGTCAGCCATCGGGTTGGGTGAAACCTCCACTATCGCCGACCTCGCTACTTCAGCGTTGAACGCATACGGAGCGGACACGCTGTCCGCGGCTCAGGCCACCGACGTCATGACGGCGACGATCCGCGAAGGCAAACTCGAGACAACAGAACTTGCCACGTCGATGGGCCGAGTGCTGCCGCTCGCCTCAGCGATGGGTGTCAACTTCAACGAGGTCGGTGCTGCGTTCGCCGCTCTGTCTCGTACAGGTACCAACGCGGCAGAAGCCGCCACCCAGGTTCGTGGCATCCTCTCGTCGCTCCTCAGGCCGACCAAGCAGGCTGAGGACGCCCTGACCGGGATGGGTTTGTCCTCTGAGGAACTGCGCTCACAGCTCCGTGAAGAGGGTTTGTTGGCGACCCTCAAAACTCTGTCGGACGAGTTCGCTGGGAACGAGGCGGCGGCCGCGGCGGTGTTCGGCAACATCCGCGCCCTGTCCGGTGTCCTGGACCTGATGGGCGCAAACGTCGCTACTACCGAACAGATATTCGCTGCGATGACCGACACCACGGGAGCGGTCGACGAGGCGTTTGCCCAGGTAGCAGAAACGACAGCGTTTCAGTTCGCACAGGCGATGTCGGAGATGCGAGAGTTGTTGTTGTCGCTCGGGCAGAGCCTGCTACCGCAAGTGAACGACGCCCTTCAGTTCGTCGCGGAAGCAATCCGCGACATCACAGGTTTCTTCCGCGGCTTGTCGCCCGAGGTCCAGGGAACCATCAAGGCACTCGCCGGGATCGTCGCTATCGCTGGGCCTGCGGCGCTCGCTGTCGGCGGTGTCGCTAAAGCGCTCGGTGGGTTGATGGCGTTGACTCCGACAACGCTGGCTGTCACCGGGGCGTTCATTGCTCTTGGTGGCGCTATGGCGGCGATGTACGCAGAGTCTCGCGAAGCGCGCCTTCGGGCTGAGTCGTTGCGGGATGAGCTGACTCAACTCGAGGACCGCCTAACGACTGTTGTACCGAAGTTCCAGGAACTCGTTGACACGCTCGCTCAGCAGTTCCCAGAGTCCCCAGTGGAGGCTTTGACGACCGAGCTGGACAACTTGGCTGGCCGCGCTTCGCTGGACGCCGCAATCATTGAGTCGGATTTGTCGGACGCGTTTAACGCTGTCGGGTTCGACATGGAAATGCTCATTCGGAACCTCCAGGGTGGCGGTACGTCGTTCCAGGAGTTCGCTGACAACCTGCCGTTGGCCCGTGAACAACTTGAGCAGGTCAAGTCTGAGTTCCGTCAGAACAACCTAGAGGCGATGTCTCTGGAGGGACAGTTAGACACGCTGTCGCAGGTGATGGAAACCCTGCTTGGTCGGGCGTTGTCCGATAACGAGCGGCGGTTGTTGGAGCACGCCACGGCTCTCGGTTATGACCAGAGCCAGGTCAAGGACTTGGTTTCTGAGCTGGAGGACCTACAGACGGCGTTCCAGGACAACATCAACACGACGGAGGAGGACGCTAAGGCGGCGTTGACGAACGCTGAGAATCTGGCTGTTCTCAACCGGGCGCTCGGCGACGCCTCTGTTGAGCTGATCGAACGGTATAAGGCTGAGGCTCGGGCGCTCGGGATCACCGAGGAATACACGTATGCCACGGAGCAACTGTCGAAAGTTCTCGGTTACCAGTCTCAGGCGGCGCAGGAGGCGCTGTATTTCTCTACCGACCTGGCGAACCTACAACTGGACCTAGCGTCCTCTGCGACTGCCGCAACCGCAGATGTGGGTGCGCTGGCGACGCAGCTCGTGGAGGCCGCGGACCGGGCCGGGTACGACGCGCTGAAAACCCGCGACCTGATTCACCAGCTCGGCATCCTGGACCAGTTGGACCCAGAAGTTGTCGTCGAGCTGGGCCTGGACATTACTGGTACAGCCCAAGTTCTGCGGTTCGTGGAGCAGTTGATTGAATCTCAGCGGCAAGCGCTGATGGCGGCTGGCGACGGGCGGTTCATCATGCGCGCCCTCGAGCCGCTCTACAACCTGCGTAACGCCCTCCTTTCGGTTGGTGAGGAGGAGGAGGACACGACGAGCAAAACGGCTGGTACGTCGTCGGCTGTCGACGAGTTGGCCCGTGCTGCGGAGGAGGCAGCTCGTGAAGCGGAGCGCCTCCAAGAGCAGGTCAGCAGGCTCGGAGAGCGTGTCCAGGACCTCGGTGAAACAATCGGTGACGAGGACTTCTTTGAGTTCCTGCTCGGGGCGTCTGCGGACCAAATCGAAGACAAGTTCAAGGACATCGCTAAGGCGGCAATGGAACTTGTCGAGCAGGCCGACGAGTTGGGTGTTGCTGGAGGTGCTGAGTTCCTCCAGTTCATCGGTGCGCTGGGCGACGAGTTTGATCGGCTCGGTGTTCTCCAATCTGATGTTGTTCGCACCCAAGACGAACTCAGCGACGTTCAGTCGCGTCTCGCCTCAGCGACTGACGACCTA